ACTCTCCTTCAATCAAGGAGCTTGTTTCAGACATAAAGACACCCAAGTCCATCGAGTCAATCCCGCACGATTTGCCGAATTTGCAGCTCATTGACGAATCTCTTTTGCGGTTTTCTAGCGCATGGGGCAGACCATACGGATTCGCTCAGGAACAATCAGGGGCGATTATTCAGAATCTGTTTCCTATCAAACAAAACGAGATAGGGCAGATTTCCTCTTCTTCCAAGGCTGCACTAGAGATGCATACCGAAACAGCCTTCCATCCCTGGAAACCGCAGCATATTGTCCTTTTATGTCTCAGGGGAGACGAAAGAGCAGGAACAACCTATGCAACTCTTGATGACATATTGGACCATCTTGACAGAGAAACAATAGACGTCCTACATGAACCACTTTTCACAACGACCCTAGATAAGAGCTTCCAGAATGAATATCAGGAAGATGCCACCATAACGACACCCATCTTGCTCAACAATGCTTCATCTATGGTTTATGACAGAGTCCTAATGAAGGCAAAGAACCAACAAGCCAATACCGCTCTGAACAAGTTCTCCGAAGCAATAGAAACCTCCAAACAAGTATTCAAACTCAATACTGGCCAGGCGGCCATTATTGAGAACTGGAAAGTAGTCCATGGCAGAACGCCGTTCACCCCGCGTTATGACGGAACAGACAGATGGATAAAGCGCGTTATGGTTCGCAGCTCTACCCCGCCGGCAAGGGACATTGATGTAGTCAAAGAAGATGGAACATACATTGTCAAGACGAAGTTCTAGTTCCTAATATTAGATAAATTTATCTCAGCTTTATTCAACACACATGTTGCCGAATAGATAGTTACCCTGTATCTTCATGTCCACTATGACACGACAGAAATCACGACCAACAAAACCAAAAAAGGGGAAAGTAATGAACACGAAAGAATACACCTACACCACTGATGCCCAATGGCAGACTGGCAACCACAAATTGGGCCCTATACCAAGGTCGCCAGAAGGACAGATTGAACTGTTGGAACATGCGGTGTATGAATTGTATAGTTGGCTTATGGACGAACTTGGTTGGGACAACCCTGCAAGCATCTCCGACTGCCTGACCGACCAAGTAAATCAGATTGCACACAGGGCATATGAAAAGAGTTGTTTTGATAACAACATGACCAGGGCTTAGCAACCTTATAGCTCCTGGAACTCATATGCCTCATATGCTGGGGAAACAAGACGCCGCTTAATTCCCTCCACGTTTCTGAATTCCGGATATGGCTAAATCCTATAGAGAGAGTAAAGACAGTAGTAGTAGAACACCTACATCTCGACTGGCGGCGACAGACACTGCCAAAAACATATCCGTCCAAGCCACAAATATATCAATCCGACCAACAATTAACAAAAACTACTAGACAGGCACATACATCTATCAATGGTGTATAAATAGTAGAGGAGAGAATTACATCGTATTTCTCAGGAGAATTGTTTGTCAAACGAAGATATAATACCCCAACAAAAATTACCCAAAAATAGTGCCCAACCATCGCCGGCCATAGATATACCTTTTAAAACATGGTTTAATGATGCCAGTTGTAGAGGGCAAACCTCACTAATGTTCCCCAAACAACATAAGGACATTACATACATCGCACAAGCACGAGCACTATGCAGAACATGCCCAGTCATCAACGACTGCCTAGAGTACGCACTAGAGTTTCCGCCGGCCGATATGCATGGAGTCTGGGCAGGACTAACCAGCAGACAACTGGCAGCAGAACAAAGAAGACGAAAAATCAAACCCACAAGACCGACCCTCGCCCAAATGTGGGGCAACTGAGTCAGGGACACGCAGCCAATCTAAAGCGGAAAAAACCCAAAAAGTTTCCGCGCCGGGCAGGATTTCGAATTTTTCAAAATTTTGTGGTTGACAAATACCAATTCACTGGATGCGAATATTACAAGTCTCACAAAATTGCATATTATTTAATTGGGTTATTTTTTGTTCGCACTCTTTTAGTCCGCACGGTTGGAGGAGGCGGTCTCCTCTGACATAGGCGAGTACGGTTTCTTGTATGGTGGGGATGGAGTACTGTGCTGAGCCGGCGTCGGGTATGCCTTTTTCGTTTCGGATGAATTCCCAGACGGCGTACAGCATGACATCGTTGACTGCCAGGTTCTTTTTCCGGGCATAGTCAATTATTTCGTTTTTCTGTTTACCCTTCATGCGTACGTTTAGGATGACGTACTTGTCGACGAAGCGCGTCTTTTCTGCGCGCCGGCCCATTAGCTGTCGCGTTCGACTAGGGTCTTAATGTAGTCGGTGAGGGTTAGGTCTACTGCTTGGGACTGGGCGATGAGCTTTTCTTTGAATTCTCTGTTGACGCGCAGGGTCAGTGTGACTACTGGTTTTGTTGGGTGGGTGACGGGTCGACCTGGGTTTCGTTTCACCCAGTTGAATTTACTGCAACAGTAATGACCTCATTGCAACAACTACAGAAACGATTGAGGCAATTTTGTAGGCGAACGGAAATGTACTGTGTGATACTTTCCAAATTAAACTGGAGCACATTATTAGGGGTATAATTTTCAGGAACTCCACAGGGTAACTCCTATTACCTAATTTTTATTAGGTCATCTTTTTTGTTGGGGGGTCTGGCACAGCATACTTGTCTCCTTCGACAGTTGCAAGCACCTTCTCGTACATTGCACAGAATACGTTTCGGTCTGCATTGGTGTGGAGGTTGTAGGCCGACTGGCCGAGGGCCTTGACTGTTAGGGTCATGACTTCTGAGGCTGGGATGGATGGGGGCATCCCGGAGTTGACTTCCTGGGTTAGGGTCAACCATTTACCCCAAGCAGTAACGGGGTCATCGAATGGGGGTATTTTTGTGGTGGCATCTATGGTGAGTCTTCTGAGCTTCCCTGGCCTGGGGAGGAACTCGTCTACTACTGCCAGGTTTCTGAAGATTCGTTTGACGTCTGAGACTTCCAGGTCGTGCAACATCTCGTACCATGCGTTGAGGGTTGCTTTGACCTCAGCGTCTTTGTGTGGCATCTCTGTCCTGTAGGTGGCGTACACCTGGTCTACCAGTTCGACTAGCTCATCTTTGGTCATTCGTTTATCCAGTTAGATTTAGCTGAAGTTGTTGGGTTGTCGTTCATGTCCAGGAACTTCTCCACATGGTCAGCATCTCTGAAGATGAGGGATATGTCATTGTAGGCAGTCTTCGATTTGTTCTTCCCCATATGGAAGTCAGACAGTGCACAGCCATCGATTGCCTCCTTGCAGCCTTCGACGCTATATACAGCTATGGCCCATCTGAGGTCTCTCTCCCGCTTGATATCTAGCTGGGCACGCTTCTTACTCATGACATCTTTCCAGTAGGCGAATACTTCCATCACCAGGGGGAACGCTACTTTCTTACCGATTTCTATTTTGCTCTTATTGTGGACGTTGGGTCCTCGAGAATTTTTATCAGCACTCATATTGACCAATCTATCTGGAGTCTTCCGCCACCGTCAAACAATTTAAAGATAATTTAAAATAGACTTCACCTTAAACCAGCTGTTCTTGTCTTGGTAGGAGATTCAACTTCACTATCTTTCGTAGATGGAGTTTTATCGGCTTCGCCGTAAAGATACTTTGGAGGGGTTTTAGGGGAACCTTTACAAGTAATATGTAAATGGACATCCTAAATAACACCTCCCCTCGGGGGTGTTCAACAATTCTGTAGGTGTAGCGCTGGCCGGCGCCTGGAAATTTCCAGCTTCTCTCTATTGAGATAAGCAGTTCTTGAAACGTATCAGACTCTTCCACCACCGTCAATGTGTTCCAGGGGTTTTTTTTATTTTTTTCTGGAAAAATTTGGAGCGCAGCGGAATATTTATAATTTTACGAGAATTTGCGAGTCACGTGAATTTTGATGTGATAAGTTGGCGGGGCTTCCAACGGATTCCCCTTTCATCCGGAAGAAGCAGCCTCTTCGGGTTGAGATGCGGGTGGATTGGTAGGTGACCATCCGGCAGCTCCCCGAGGGGGCACCTTCGCTTTTCATTCACCCCACCAGAACTGGTGACCTCGCGACCGCCGGCGAGGGCCCTGTCTGTCGGACGTTATCTTGGACAGAATCTCCTGGGTCTCCTTATCGAGCGTGCCCCCGACTTTGCGCAAGTACGCCGTCGGATGCTGTTCTCGATTTCTTGCTTTTTCTTTAACTTCTTCCTCGAGGAGGAATTCCTGCAGCTCGAGCTCGAGTAGGTCTTGAATGCTTTTTTCAATATTTTTTGGATGTGAGCGGCGCTTGTAGATTCTTCTGTCTTTTGCCTGGGGGTTGGTCAGGAAATTCTTTACAATATTCGCTGCCACCCAGAATAAAATCCCAAAAATGATAATTGCTAGTGCTGTCATGTTTATTTTCCTTTTATTGTTCGTTGTCAATTGTGTCGTCCAGGTTGAAGTGGGTCATGCCCTCACAGAAATCCTGATAATGGGCCCTCATGTCGGCCTCTTTCAGAAGACGTTCGTCGACCATACCTTGTAGAAAATCCAAATATTCTGGATGTTCTTCCCATGGCCCAGTCATTTCCCGTCCGCCAGGAGCTCTTCATGCATTTTGTTCACTTTAGCGTAGACGCGCATGGTCTGAAGAAGTAGTGCCGAAAATACTATTTTTTGTTTTAGGTCTGCGCCAGCTAGCTTTTCCATCCCTGTGGATATCTCGAGAAGATGTTCCCTTATTTTGTCCAAATTGTCAGCTCGCTCATCCGACGTGAACAAATTTCCTGTTTCTTCGACGTACAGCAGCGAGTCGAACAATTTCTTGTCCTGTTCCTTGGTCATCTCGTACAGGTTCTGCAGATAAGGGTCGTCCTCGATAACTGAATGGGATGACGCTCCCCATGGCCGTTTAACGTTTTGATTAAATGGGTCCCAAATACTCATTGGTCTAATACCTTTCTATGTTGACTTATCTACTCCATCTGGAGGGGGGTTTAAATTACTTACTTTGTTCACATATTCTTGGTTAAATTTAACAGGAACCAGCCACGTTCCCACATCATACCAATTGCCGAGTAGCCAATGATGTCAGTGTACGTGTCGGCGATGGATTCGTTAGCTGCTTGGCCGGCGCGGGAAAGATGAAGATTCTTTAATCTAGCTACCTTGTCATGACAACGGACAATTAGACCCTGTCGTCCAAAGCGGGCAATATTGTTATGGCCATAATCAGATTGTTTGCGGATAAGCGTCGATGTCAAATCGCTCTGAAGCATGAACATTTCGCCGGCTCCCGCTGCCGATGCTGAAAAAAATGTATTTTCTGGATGAATTTCTTGGCCGGTTGAAGGAAGTAAATTTCCGTTTTTTAATCCAGCTGCCGCTGCGATAGAACCAAGATTTTTCCATTCTTCAACCCAGTACATCGGGTCCGATTCAAACCAGTTCATGGTCTGGACCATTCCTTCAAAATGATTATCAATCATCGAGAGGCCGTCGAGAATAGAATTCAAAAAAAGGTCATTTTCTAGAGGGCCATACGGGTTCGAGCTAACAATCCTAGTTTTGATATTTTCTTCCTCTTTTTGCATATGGGCCAGAGGCTGAGAGATTTGTTCCAAAATCTCAGAAATACATAAGGCCGCAGCGTCGTTCCAATTCCTCGGGTGCTCTGGTTCCATCTCTTCCACCACCGTCAACATCTTTTAGTACTCCCCGTCTAGTAATTGGTCCCAGGATTCTGGAGGATTCCTGGCTATCTCGATTCTAACCATTTCGGCGAGGTTCTCCAACTCCGCCATCCATGTATGCTCCAATTCATCGGGGAGCCCCGCACTCTCTTCTTCCAATAATTCCATTTGACGTAAACGTTCAGCAATGAAGTCGCGAGAAAAGGCCGCGACGATGGATTTATCGTTCGCACCGCGCATCAGTATCGGTCCGTCTTCTCCATTCAATGCATCGCTCGGTACGTGTATGCCCGTCACTACCAGTTCATTGTTGTCTGCAAATATAAATATGATGCTACTGGCTGAGTAATTGTTTATTTCATCTGAAGCTGACAAAATCTGGTCCGCCATTATCGCTGCGATGTCGGAGCTCAGCCCAGAGTTTTTTAATTTTTTGATTATTTGTTTTTCGTCGCCATCTTCTTGGGCCCAGTACTCGTTTTTCATTTTTCTCTTTTCTGGATGGCCGCTGCCGGCGGGGGAATTTATGATTTTTTTGATGAATTAATATTCACATTTCTGACCATCACAGCTACCGAACTGCCTGCAGAAAATTGAATAATTCAAGCAATCCGGGTCTCGACTGTCGGCCGCCAGGGGGCGCTCTTTTTCACTTTTACGACGTCCACGGGATTTTCCTATTTGATAGGTAATTAAATGGTTAACTAAGCCCATTTTTTATCGAACCTTTTTCAGAAGTTGAGTCGTCATGACTTAACATTTGTCTTTTCTATGACAGCGTCCGCAATCCATTCAGAGACGTCGTGTCCCGCGTCATCCCATTCATCAAATTCTTTACAAATTTGTGCCCAAGCTTCCAGGGTAATTTCTTCTTCTTCTACGTCGCTGTAATCGTAAGATTCTTTAATCCAATACAGCGCGCAGATGTCATCGTCCGGATTTAAATCGTTTAGTTGCTTGAGTAGCGCTGACACTTTCATGAGTCGTATCCCTCTACGATTAGGTGGCCGGCGTCGTTGCCCTCTTGGTCTGAACTCACGATTGCATAAGTGTTGTCAGTGAACTCAATAACAATTGTGTTGAGTGGCTGTGTCCACCAACCCATTCCCTTGACTTCCTCATCAACCATATGACGCACGCGCTTGATTGTCTTTCCTGCGAGGCCCCTAATTGCTGGGTCAAAATGTTCCGTATGTGTAGCTGTTGTGGACATTATGTCTTCTTTCGTTTAGTAAGTGAAAGGTGAGGTTGGGACGACTCCCCGACGGAACCTCCCCAACCTCTATAGAGAGCGTAACTCCTCTCTGGTTATTTGTCAACATATATTTAAGTAATTTAAGTAAATAAAAAATGTGATTCTTCCACCACCGAACAGGTGTTCGTACTAACGTGTCAATACATGGACAACATTACGAAATTTAACTTATACGTCGAGGCGCTCGAGGCGTATATTCAAAAAAACGGAAATTCCAAAATTCCGGCCCCGTACACTTCAAAAATAAATGAAAAAAATATTCCCCTTGGGGCCTGGTCTGGATACATTCGCCAAAGATATCGCAAGAATCAACTCCCTTCAGCCCGAATTGCCAGGATGGAACAAATCCAAGGGTGGCAGTGGGGTCCGTTCCAGCCTGGGCCGGCGACGGATTCTGCAAGAAACGAAGCAATTCGCCAACTCCGTATTCAGGGGAAGTCTCTCCGGGAAATCGCCGATGAGTTTGATTTATCTCGGCAGCGAGTCCATCAAATTATTAGAAAACTTAAAATTTCATAATCCCGGGAGGGTCTTCCACCACCGTCAATTGGTTCCCATAAGGAGGAGCAATGGTTTCTGATAATTGGAAAAATACAAAGAAAGTAAATCCCAGTTTTCCGCGGGCTATCCGGGATTCTCAAAATCGAGGGGATTCAGGCGGGGCTTCTGGGCTATTCAGTCCAAGCGGGGCTCCCAACCTAAAAAGCACTCAACGGGAGCGAAAGCGCAATGCGGTCTTGGGATTCGTCGCGCTCGTCGTCATGCATGCTGTCCTGCTGTGGCTCGGTTCGCATGTTCTGGAATCTGCTGGAGTCGTGTCATGGACTCTTGGCATGCTGGATTCATTGGCACTGGCGACCCTATATGTGCTGTGGCAGGCTCTGAGAATGGTCGTATGGAGCGAGTCAAAGAAGCCATAGGGAGACTTATCTACTCTTACTGAATGGGGCATGGCGGAGAGTCTGCCATGCAGTGAGGTGATGAAAAAAAGCGAAATAATGAATAGGAGTAGGACCATCACTTATCTGCTCCAGTTTCCAAACTGTCCTCTAAGTCCCATTTGTGGGCGAGAGCCATTTCAGCGATGATGGGCATAACGCTCATTCCCTCAGTGCATGCCAATGTTTCCCAATCACGCTGTGCCTGCTCGCCTGCATACTTGCCCTGCTCTATGTCCTGCTTCATGCCCTCGTAGTAGTGGCAGACTCTCGTAAGAGTTTCGTACAACTCGTCCAGCAGTTCCTCATTCATTTCATAGCCTTCTTTCTAGTAGTGGTTTCTATCGTACCTTGACTTAGAACTTCTCCACTACCTCTGACGGAGAATCAAAGGAGCATGATTCTCAACGCCTGAGGCAGTAGTGGTACATAGAGTAGATAAGTCTCTATGCCCCAATCCTTTCGGGGTGACGGTGGAAGGAGTACCACCATCACCCCTAAGGAGACTTATCTACTCCCTATCGGGGGAGTCCTTGCCCATGTGTTCCATCCAAATCTTTCGGAACTGCCACGGGTACACGCTCTGCGCTCTGCCGTTGATTCGCAGGTTGCGGAGTTGCTCAATGGCTTCCTCAACATGGGGAACTACGATGTAGTTCTGTTGCTTGGCATAGGTCATGCACTGCATGGCGAGCAGGTTAGAGAATCCATCATTCTTACCGCACACTCCACCATCGGTTACCCAAACTAGAGGGGTGTTCCGATATTGGCGATTCTTTACGCCCCACTCAATAGCGGGGAAATCCACGCCGTTGCCATGTCCATAGTCAATGTATTCCACTGTCTCCACCATGCGTCCCTTGTCAGCGACTACCCATGCGTTCGGACCTTTGTTGCGTCCATTATCGCTGTAAATCATCACTGTTGCGCCTTGTGCGTTCTCAATGATTTCAGCGATTTGTGCAGTAGTGAATGACATAGAACCACTTGCGTCAATGATGACCATGCCACCACTACCACGAACAGTCTTGTCAAAAACTCTCTTGGCTGGGTCGGTCATAAAGCGGTGCATACGGCGAGGACGAATACCAACATTCGTGGCAATTCGCTTCTTGCCCATAGAGCCAGTGTGATAGCGAGGGAGTGGTTCTCGGCTTACTCGTAGTTCTGCCCAATTCACTGCGCCATTATTATCGGCAGGGGCAATCTTGCCATGAGGATTCCCGTTCTTGTCTCCGTCCTTTGTGGATTCCTCGTACTCGGCACTGTGTTCCTCGCCTGACTTATCTACTCCACCTTCGGGCTTGCCATCTCCACCCTTTTCTCCCTTGCCACCTTTGCGCTTCTCGGGTGGCGAGAAACTAGCGAGCCTGTCCACCCATTCTGCGATTCGTTCCGTGTGGGTGAATCCGTATGGGGCGAGTCCGTCGTATTCGTCGGTGCTTGCAAGTGTGCGAGTGTTATGTGCCTTGCGGATTTCTTTCATGGCTCGTTTGCCAATGTCCAGCAGTGCGTCACCCCATGCTCTGTTATGCCTGCGAACACCGTTGAGGAATGTCTTGTGTCCAGCAGTACCAGCAGTAGCGATACACATGGCAACTGCCCCAGCCCAATCATTGCTCTTGGCTAGTTGTTCTCCAGTGGCGAGTTCACTTCCGTCTGAGAGAAACTTCTTTACATCAAAGCCTCTCTGTTGGCAGAGGTAGTTCACTCGTAGTTCCTCGGAAACGGTCATTGCTGTTTCTGAGGCTAATGAGCGTCCTATCCATGCTTCCATTTGTTCGGGAGATGGGGAGACTCGTGCGTGCATCATTTCATGTCCACGAATAACACGCTCTAGTTCCCCGTCTTGCGATGGGGCGAACATGATTCTGTTGGCTAGGTCTGTGCGAGGTTCGTTACGAATTGCTCGGCAATCCTCAACAATCCATCGCTCATGCTCTAGGTCATTACGACCAAGCATGTTCGGTTCAGGGCGATGTTTCCCTCTAGCAGAGTTATCTACTCCACTAGAGGGGAAAGCACGACCCCTGCTATTTTTGGCAGGTGTAATAGACATGGACTATTTCACTCCGTCCACTGCTAGAGCGTCAAGGATTTGCTTGGCTCGTACACCGAATGTGAGTTCGCATGCTCGTTCCATTCCAAGACTCTTACGCAACTTGTCCAAGACCATGAAGGCTCGGAGAGAAATGCGGTCCACTCCACCATCAGCCATACGAACGGCGTATCCACGCAAGTCGGGGGACAGGCGCAACAATGCGTCGGGGTGTGGCTCACTGATTCGGATACGAATAGGGAAACGGTCTGCGAGAGCCGTAGGCAATTCAGCCATGTTCTCAATGTTCGTGGTCATTACCGCAGAGAATCCTTCTAGTGGGCGAACAGTCTCGCCAGTCTCGGGGTGCTGGAATGAGGCAGATTCGGGGGAATCCAACATTGCGAGCAGAGTTGCGAATACATCTCCACCAGCCTTGTCCACTTCATCAACAATGAGGCGACCACCTGTAACTCCATCGCCCTTCCATGCTTTGAGGGCAGAGCCGTCAAGCCACTGGAATCCACCACTTGATGAGGGCATGAATCCACCCGTTACATCCATGTTGGTCATGTCCTCGGTGCATACCAATCGGTGTGCGCCTGCGTGAATGTTGCCGAATGTAAGACCAGCGTAGGTCTTGCCAGTTCCAGCAGGTCCAAACAGGATAACCCTGTCAATTCCTGAGTCAAGTGCGTCCTTGACATCTTGCCAGCATTGTGGCAATTCTGTTGCTTCGTTGATTTTACCCATGATTATTTGCTCCTTTGGTAGCGGTTGGTTGGGATACACAAACCATACCACCCTCGGTACAGACTTTCATAATCTGTTTACACCTCATCATGCGTCCACATTTATTCATTATGTGTCCACATATATAGAGAGAGACTTATCTACTCTCCATACGGACTTATCTACTCTCCATACATATAGAGAGACTTATCTACTCTGTTGTTCCGAATGGCGGTGGCGAACCAGCAACGCACGAACTCAGATTTATCTATTACCCCCCCACTCGCCTGACCGCCTTCGTCGGCAGGAGCCCCGCACGTATCGGTGGTGGCCGGGGCTTCTCTCCAAAAAAGTAGACTTATCTACTCTAAGGTCTAGTTAGAAAAGGAAGGAGACTTATCTACTCTTTGGGATTTCTCTCGGCAACGACCCGCCATAGTCCCTTCTTTACTTTCGTGTAAAGGGGAGATTCTGAGAGGTGTCGCAGCGTTGTCTGATAAGAAAATCCCGAAATCTCAACCAGTTGTTCTGTTGAGTATTCTTGAGTTCTGTTCTCTTTCGCCCATTTGTCAAAGGCGTCGTACTTTTCTTGTCGTCGTGGCATTCTGCTTCCAATGTCCAATGCCGTTGCTTCTATTTCTAGATGAGCAAGATATTTGTCAATAAAAGATTCCATGCTCTGCAATGAATACCGACGCAATATGGCAATGGGATTTCCTACGAAACCCTCTCTCTGCCACATCTCCAAAACATAAAGACCTCTAACGACTTCCCCTATTTTTGCTCTTTCATCCCAATGCTTGTACTGCTCTTTCATCGTTGGGTATTTCTTGTGATATTCCGCATAAAGTCTTGCGTGTTCCTCAAGTGCGAAAGCGATGGTGAAGTTCATTTTGTTTTCCCTTTGTTTGGGTTGGTCTGCGACCATATCACTAAGGTATCAGACTTTCTAAAGTGCTTGCGATAAAATCAAAAAAGTGCCACCGCTTGCTCGACGGTGACACTTTTTGAGAATTATGTAGATTTTGACTTATCTACTCCAGTAGGGCGAGGGTATTTCGTTGCGCTCCGTCAATGAGGATTCGTAGGTCTAGGAGCATGTCCACCATTTCGGCAGAGGTAACCAGTCCTCTGCCTGAGCAACTGGCTATCGCCTTGTCCAGCATGACGGTTGCCTGCGCCAATAAGGTGGGAGTTGTTGCCTCGTCCATGACTTATCTACTCCTTCATCTTTCGTTTTGGTGCTTCGTCCAGCAACTCTTTGTAGGCGAGAGCATTTACAGCAAGGTGCATGTAAGCGATAGTTGCCAGCAGATTGTCGGGGATTCTCCCGTTGCCTTCATCATCGTTCTCATCTACCTCGGTGCAGGTGCAGAGGGGTTCATCATCAAATACTGGAACTCCCTTGTCGTCGTAACGATACAGGGCAGAGATGTTCCAAATGTATTCACCACTCCAGTCCACTGCCGTAATGATGACTCCTTCTCGGACGGTAGAAAATGGATTTTCCTTAAAGTCCTTTTCGTTCGTGCTGTTTGTCCATTCATTCATTTCCTCATCAGAAACATCAGGTTTCATGTATCCCTCAACGCAGAGGATTATGAAAGAGATTGGACGAATGGGCAAGGCATGGACAACATCCTCGTAAGCCTCTAAGACATTTTCTTTATGGATAAGAGGGATGACCGCAAGGTGGTATGGAAGTGAAAGATTATTTTCTTTCTGATATTCCAATGTC